AATTACGTTGGTTAGAGGATGAAAATGAGTAATTTACCTTGGGGTGTTATTGCAATTCTTGGAACAGGATTGCTTTTCACTCTGTACTGCATTTATTATATTTTACGATTAGCATACCTAGAAACAAAAGATGACAAACACCATCATTAGTGCGATATTTATTTTTGGAATTGTTATAGTTGGTGTTGATTTGGCATTAACAAGTGCATATGTACACTAATTAATCTTCCTTTCCTGGTCCTTCTTATACTGAAGGACCTTTTCTTTTTTATATTGTTTCTTCAGTTTTTTGGCAACTGCTTTCAACTCCTTTTCTTTTTCAAAAGCAAAGAACAGTTGCAACTCATAGTCAGTTAAATCTTTCGATAAAAGTTTCTTACCACGAATCCAAAGTTGATTGGCAATTGGTTTAAAGAACTTCAATAGAAACTCCACAGCAGACTTGCCTAGGAGCGCCGCTGCGGTCGCTGCCATCGCTGTGGTGCCTGCCAATGCCACTTCCTTGTTTGTGGGGATTGGCACCGCTCCTAGGATAGGCACCTGGATCTCTGCTGTTACGGGTTTGTCTGTGGTCAGCTGGGTGGTGGGTGTGGTTGTCTCAGTTTTATCCTCTTGCTGCTGAGGAACTTTGATTGCTGGTAATATTGGGGGAGCATCAGGGAGTCCCCTTTTCTTTTCCTCTTTCTGCTGTTGTTCCTTTTCCTTATCTGCTTTTACGGCAGCATCAAACTCCTCCTGTGTTGGAACATTAAGAACAGGATAAGGTATCCTAGTATTTGGCGCATCCAAAATAGGTAAAGCAAGTCCCCGATTAACAGGAACTTGCAAACTTTCCACAACTGGAGGATCAAGCCGTTTGATCAGAGTATCTTGATGGTTCTGTAATTTGGGTATTTGATTCTGCGACAACTGCGATAGGTTCGACAGTTGGTTGGATAAGTTGGGGGGTTGGTTCGACTGCGGTGATGGCAGGAACGGAATTTGGTTTGGCATCTTCCTTATCATCTCCCTTCTTTAGGGTATCAACTCCAAAAGTAGCTGCGGCGGCAGTAAATACAGTTGCGATAAATGTGGGGTCCATCTTAGCGAGAAGACCAGCATAACTAGCGGTAAGTAATGCAGCACTCCAACTCAAAACTGAAATTCTGATAATAGTGCTCATACATTTTTCCTTCTTCTGTTGATCCATCGGTCTAAAAAAATAGAGGGGTGGGGGCCCCTCTATTTATACTATGCTTCTTTTTTCTTACCAATATTATACTTACTTTCCAGAGTCCACTCTGCTTTATCTTTGTAAGCAATAACCTTAATTTGATTTAGAGGAGCAGAATCCACAATAAGATCCACATTAACAAGGGTGACAAGTCCCCAATCAGATAACAATTGAATAATACGATTACGTCTCTGAGCATCATTCAAAGAAAAATTTGTATCTTTGCGATCAAGTGCAAATAGTTCTTTAAAATGAACAATATAATACTTACCCTTCTTATGAAGAATGTGGCAAGATTGGTACAACTTCTTCTCCTTACGCGAAGCAACACCGATACGGGTTAGAGTCTCTCTAACTTTTAGGAAATCGTCTGGTTCTTTAAGGATGATTTCAACCATATCCTCTTCAGACCAATTCATTGTAACGTCGCTCATTTCTTTCCTCCAGTATTCAGCTTAGACTTAATAAATTCAAGTTGTTCTTTGGTTAATAAACCTAGAGCAGTCTTAGCTTTTTCATTACTATATCCATAGTATTGCTTAACCAACTCAAGATCGTTGAGGGAATCCTTTTTTAACCAAGGCGAGAATCGTTTTCTCTTTCGAATAGTATTTATAAAAAAGTCATACTGCATCTTGCTATCTAGATGAGATGCCATGTTCATCTCATTTGCATACAAAACTGTATCCATAAATCCAGATAAGCAGCGATTAATAATATATGGAGGATATGGTTTAATTGCTTCTTCATCCTGATCCATCAAATTAACTTTATCATAATTGATAGAGTTAAGGTAGTGTTTCAATTCATACTTCATAATTAAATAGCAGCAATTCAGCACGGTCTTTCTGATCATCCATGTAATCGCCTACAGAACGCATCGTATATGTTAGTTCATATGTGGATGCACCCCATCCTTTAAAACGATCACGAACACACAAAGAAGAATTGTAACTTACCAAACACTTGGATTGAGAACAATCCATTCGTTTTGCGAAGAGATCATGATCAAATTTCTTGTGCATATCACCCTTCTTACCATATAGATTATCCTTAATATCATATGGAGGATCCAAATAGATAAAAGTTTCGGGAGTTCCATCCATCATATACTCATAGGAAAGATTGGTAATCTTCCAATTCTTAATTATCTCAGAATACTTAGGAAGATTCTCAATTCCTCTCATGGAGAAATTGGAATTACTTGCTTGCTGAGAAAAAGATGAACTTTCGGTAAGACCGCTAAAAGAACATTTATTAACAATAAAGAAAGCGACAGCACGAGTAAAGTTCGATTCAGACTCATCATTAATATTCTCCTTAGATTTAATAAAAAGTTCCCTTGCCAACTCTGGAGTATTGTGGGCAAGTTTACATTCAACAAGTTCATTCTTTAACTGTTCACCATTCTTCTGAAGTTGCACCCAGAAGTTATAGAGTGGTTCGTAAAGATCGTTTACCCATACGGATGCATCTGGGTATTGCTTACTAAATTCAATTGCAACAGATCCGCCGCCGATAAACGGTTCTCGGTAATCTGTAATATCTTTTGGAAATTTTGGCAAAAGAAATTTGGTTGCTCTACTTTTACCACCTGGGTAACGGAGTGGTGTTTTCAGTGCTTTCATAGAATAATTTTTTTCTCAGGAACAATTACTTTATTAAAAATACTATTGTATTGCTCAATAATATTAGCAGAAGGTTCACTCACATAAACAATGAATCTCTTGAAGACTTCAATAAACTCAACGTCAGGATTAATAACTGGTGACCAAGGGGCGAATCCAAGTTGATTATTTCCTGTTGGGACAACCACAATTGCATTTTTGATGTGAATTGCGTCATCAACTTCATCGATAACAGTAGTTATCACGTCCTCTCCTGAGGACATACGAATCAATTTAATAGTCATTTAAAATTACACTCACACATTATTTCGGTTAAGGCGGCAAGAAGATTTACTTCTTGATCAGCAACAAACGCACTTTGATATTGATACTTAGCAATAATAAGAACGGCTGCTGGAATAGTTTGGGTTGAAAGGCATTCGTAGCAGGCATCATATACCCTACGTAGAACGATAGAAGGATCGTTATCTAAGTTGGTGACTACCCACTTTCGAACTTCGGTAAAGTTTTTTTCTGATAGATGTTTGATTAGATCATTGATTCTTACATCAGATACCTGAGATAGAATTCCACTATCAATTTTTCCACCAGAAGAATAACGTTGAAGTTCATTTAGAGTTCTACGCCAATCAGGGAAATGCTTATTGATTATTTCGGCAACAACTCGTTGTTCGAATTCAATATTTTCAGCAACCAAGACTTCCCGAACTCGGTTAAAGAATTCGGCAGCGATCGATGGTTTCTCCTTTCCTGGGATAGTAAAATCGATGACTGAACATCTGGAGTGAAGAGGTTCAATGATTTTATTTTTGAAGTTAGCAGTGAAGATGAATCTACAGTTGCTATAAAACGTCTCAATATTAGCCCGTAGAAGGAGTTGAACGTCGTTGGTTGTGTTATCTGCCTCATCAATGATGATGACTTTGTGTTTACCAGTTGCTTGAAGTGATAGGGTCGAAGCAAAGTTTTTTGCTTGGTTCCGTACCGTGTCCAAAAATCGTCCTTCGTCAGACCCGTTAATGACATAATAATCTACCCCTAATTCTTCACAAATCGCTTTTGCTACAGTAGTTTTACCAATTCCAGGAGGTCCTGATAGAAGAAGATTAGGAATCTCCCCCTTTACAATAAACTCCTTGAATGTTTGCTTAATATTTAGTGGAAGGATACAATCGTCAATCTTACGAGGACGATACTTCTCAACCCAAAGAAAATGATCTTTCATAATAAATCCTTCACATTTTAATTATTACTTGGACAGACTAGGTTCCAGAGCAATCCAATACTTCAAATTACAGGTAGTAGATTTAAACAAAGCAACCTTTCCAGCATGAATAGAAACTTCGTAGGTTTGATTCTGCATCAGTTTCAAGTTCTCCATTTTAAAGCAATAGCAAAATTCACTATTGGTTTCGCCAAGTTCAATTGAATAGACGTTGGAAGTGTCATTCTTTTTATCGGTGACGCAGATATTCATAGAACCATCAGTACCATAAAGACAGAGATCCTGAACACCGTAAGTAGAAGATGCACGTTGCAGACGAGAAAGATTTTCCCAGGAAAGAGTAAAATTAATTTCTGCAGCAGGAACTTCCAACTCTTTATCTGGAGCACTCACAATCATATCTGGATCGGAGTAATAAATTTTACTTTTGGACTTAGTAGTTTTATCTTCAATTACTAGACAGTTTTGATTTGCAAAATCTAGTACTGGACTTTGGCATAGACCAAGAGCACCAATGAATACAGACAAATCGTAAATAGGAACTGCAGTTGGGAAGTCTTCCTCAACTTCAAATCGAGCCATAATATTCTTATTTACTGAAAGAGTAGATAGGATATTTCCAGGACGAATGTTAATTGATTTGTTGATGGAAAGAAAATTCTTCAGTGCGTCAACTGTCGTAGTACTAACAGAAATACTCATAATTATTTAAACTCAGAAAGACCGTTTTCAACACGGGAGTAATGCCCGTCAAAGTGAAGTAGTAGCATAGCATAGTGAATGACTTTAAGCAAGTCACGTTTGTTACGACCATCCTTCTCACCATAACGAGAACCATATTTCAGGATGTTTGCTTGACAGAAGGCACCAGCAAGTTTCTTAGCTGCCATCAAATCAATAGTTTGGATATCCTCATATCCAGTTTGGTCACCGCAGTAGTGACCATGATAAGTACTCACTACATAGTCTTCAATATCTTTGAGAATTTGCTTCTCATTATACTTCCATACCATAATTAAATTTTCTCCAGTAAATAGGGGGAGGAATAACCTCTTTAGTATATCAGAAAGGTACTTCTTCGTCAAGTCGTTGAACAACAGTCCCTTCAATTTTCTCATCGATCTTAGAATAGAGTTCCAAGAAAGATTGCTTGGTGTCAGTATCAAAACGATTCACACACATTTGAATTGCTTTGTCACGTTTGCCAAAGATCTTATAGGCATTCGCAATGTGAACCAAACGTCGTGTGGAGATCACTTCATCAACACCACCATCGTAGAAAGTTTTACGAATTGCTTGTGCCCACTTCACCAACTTCTCAGCAAAATCATCATCCTGACCGTCAAGTGCCTTAGAGACAATCTTAACTTCAATCTTCTCAGTGGGATATTCTTGCTCAAAAGTAAGGGGGAACCGTTCCAGGAATGCTTCATTCAGAACATTAGTACCGATGAACCTACCATCGTCAGAACCTTTACCTTTGGTGTTAGCAGTGGCAACTACAGTAAATCCAGCAGCAGGTTTGACATACTCACCAGTCTTCTTTAGATAGATGCCTTTGCCCTCTAGGATCGACTGTAGGCACATGATCTTGTTACTGGCAAGGTCAATCTCGTCAAGCAGCAGAACAGCACCACGTCGCAGAGACTCGATCACAGGACCGTTGTGCCACACAGTCTCACCATTGACAAGACGGAAACCACCAATCAGATCATCCTCGTCAGTCTCGATAGTGATGTTAACACGAATCAACTCACGTTTGAGTTGAGCACATGCTTGTTCCACACCAAACGTTTTACCATTACCCGAAAGACCCGTAATGAATACAGGATAAAATAGACGGGACTGAATAACTTTCTTAAGATCCGTAAAGTTACCAAAGTTGACAAAGGAATCATCTTTAACAGGTACGTAGTTTACAGGTCCAGCAGAGGGTTCTACTGCTGGGGCATTATAAGTTTCTTCCAGTTGTTCAGCAGTCAAAGTCCACACTCCTCGTCCAGTTTTATAGTTTAGCAATTTTTTAGAAAGAGTTTGATATGTGATACCAACCTCATCAGCATACTCACGAAGTTGAGTAGCATTCACACTGTTTCCAAAACGTTGTTGCAGGTCAGAAATTTCCACAGTTTTCATAATCAGGTTTACGGGGGTTGGGGTCCGTTGCTTACCTAGTAATTATAGGGCATCGGACCCCGCAGGTCAAGCAATTTGACGGATGAATTTCGATAAGATTACCTTATTGACCATCTTACCATTCATATGTTTTTTAAATGCATTGGAAAGTTGACCAGTGGTGGCATTCTCTTTCACTTCAATCTCTTCATTGTCATCCTCTACAGGATCCCAGTACCTAAAAGTATTCTTCGGAAGAGTCATCATGTACAACTCTTTGAATCCACAATTGGGAATACAAGCAGACTTCTCTTTAACCCACTGCTTTTCAAGGGCATCAAAATTAGTAATACCTGCGTATTCTGCTTGGGCACGGAGATCAGTCTTGGTGCCAAGTCTAAATCCAAGAAGATTACAATCCACAATGTTAGAGATAAAATCAGCAAACAAAGCAGTGATATTTCCACGTTCCAGATTCAAAGTTTTCTGATAACGTGTTTTGGGATCTTTCATCACAAAAGTACGATTTCCATTTTGAATGGGTTGATTGTACATCGCATTCATACTATCAATATGTTTATTAAAATTTGGCCATGCCGATTCACCATCAGAGAGACAAATCACATTAACTTTCTGAACCTTTTCCTCACTCCTAAACTTGTCAGTAATTTGGGGAACAGTGCAAAGAGTTTCTGATAGTGGAGTTCCAGCAAGAGAATACCGATAATCATAATCACCACCATTACGTAATTGATCACAATTAAAGAACAAACATTCCATCATCTTATCGAGAGACTGGGCATTCATCTTCGAAGACAGCAATTCAAGTAGACGGAACGATGTATCTACATGCAGATCACCCAAGTTATTCTCTGTTGGTTGTCCAGGAAAAAATACATTATTGTGATTGCAATCTGAGAATGCATAGACTCGGAAAGGAATATTTACTTTCTTGCAGAACCAAACCAAATCATACAGTTGCTTTAGTGTAGAAAGCATCGTACTTGCCATAGAACCAGACCAGTCAAGATAGAACACAAGACCGTGATTCTTACCATCAGGAATCGTAGTTACTTTCCTGAACACATCTTCATTCCACTTGTAAGTGTGAAGTTTTTGGGTATCCAGAACTCCAGTATTGGCAACACTAGCACGATGATAAGAGTCTGCTGCCTTCTTACACTCAAACTCCTTCACCAGATAGTTAACAGTTTTGATACTATCCTTTTTGTACTTACGATATTTTTGAATTGCACATTCAACTGACTTTGGTTTAAGTTCTGTAATTGAATTAATATGAACAGTGAAGTCAGTAAGAATGTTTTTGAAAGGAACAATAGTCTGGTTCAAATCAAATTTAGGAATATTCACATACACATAGTCCTTCGATTTATGATCAACAAGGGATTGTTGATTATCAGCAAGGGCACGAGCAGTCTCAGAAACGAATTCATCGACAGGTTCTTGGTTACCCCCAAGTTGAGCACCACTACCCCCATCCTGAGTAGTTTCAGTATCACCACCAAAGTCAGATCCCTGATCAGATTTAGAACTAGAACTAGGACCAATTTGCTCTGTCTGTTCACCATCATCTTGCTGAGCACTAGAAGATTGTGGAGTAGAAGAAATTTCTTCTTCCTCAGTTTTCTTACTTTGCAAATAGTCAACCAGTTCAAAGCAAAGATCTACAACATCCTCAAATGTTTCAGTCTCAGCAACCCGATTCACAAATACAGTTTCTTCCCTATCAAATGGAACAATGGTACGATTACCTACTACACCACATTTGTAGTGAACATTAATACGATCAATAAAAGCCATCTTCGAAAGATCTTTATCTTTCAGTTCAAAGAAGTCTTTCTCATTCAGTTCGTTATATCCATGGTAGAAAGACCTAGCAAGACCAGGGTAACGACGTTTCATTAGTTTCTCTACTCGAACATCCTCCAAGACGTTCAGAATGTCCTGAGGGATATCCACAGACACTTCTGCGTAGTCCAAAGGAGTATAGAGAGCATGACCTACCTCATGACCCACCAGAAGGTCGTAGACGGTGCTAGAAACGTCTTTCCAGATCGGCAGGCAAAGTACACGGTTGCCGATGTCGAAATAGGCAGTAGAGACGTTACGGTGCTCTACGTTGAGGTTCTCCGTTGCCAGCAGTTTGGCAAGAGTTCCCTTGACTTCCTGGTTGACCGTCATTGCCCTCGTTTCGTATGTAAGTACTATAAGGCATCAGCAACCCAAGGTCAAGGGGTTGACCGATAAGGATTACTTATGAATGGAGAATAGGAGACTCGAACTCCTGACTTCCTGCTTGCAAAGCAGGCGCACTACCAACTGTGCTAATTCCCCGAAAGGAGGGCTAAACCTCCTCAACAATTTTGCTGAAATCAGAAACCTTATCGAATCGTATGTTATTCACAAATTTATCAATAAGGATTTCACCCTTATGGGAGATTACGAACGTATTTGTAGAACTATCTAGACTCTTAAGAATTTTCAGCAATTCTTCAGTTCCAGATGCATCCAAGGAACTATCAAATACTTCATCCAGAATTAAAAGATTAGTACTAACACTACTCTTCATTCTAGCAATCTCCCTCCAAGTGAAGAGAAGGGCTAGATCGATCTTTTGTTTTTCCCCCTCCGAAAATGATGCGTATGAAAACTCATCACGGAAACGAGACTTAATGACCTCATCAAACTCTTCATCGAGAGTAAAGTTAACATAGAAATCCATGTTTGTCAAGTGCCTGTTGATTCGATTATTGATCACAGGTATATACTTCTTGATAATTTGAGATTTGATACCACCATCCTTAAGTAAATTTGAAACTACTTCATACTCAGTTTTCTGCTTGGAAACTTGTGAGCATCGGTTTTCAATCTGAGAGAACTCTTCTCGATAAACTTCTAACTTACCTTGCATCTTTGCAATGTCAGGAGACTCACTAAGACGTTGAATTTCAGAATAAATCTTAGACATATTCTTTTCATTACGAGCAACTAAGCTATGCTGATGTTGAATCTCTGTATAATTCTTTTTCAGCAAGTCCTTGTAATCCAACATCTTGGTATACTTCTTATCTAAAGTAATGTGCTGAGATTCTAACTTCAGAAGAGCCTGTTCGTATTCCTCAGTTTTAGTACTTAGATCGGAAATTTTCCGATCTTTGAATGTTTTCTCGATAAGTTGAGTACATGTGGGGCAACTATCATTACCCTCAAAGAAATGAAGTTCCTTATATGCTGCAGAATTATTATGACTAATCTTGAACTTAAGATCATTTAGTTTAGTAATTTGCCGATTAACATCATCCAGATCAGTAATCTCAGTATGAATATCAAGATTCTCTGTTTCTAGAATAGTGATGTATCTTTTGATTTCAAAGATCTCTTCCTCCAGAGCAGCAACTTCTTTATGCTTCAGCTCAATTTCACCCCCATTTGCTATTTGCGAATTGCAAATATGATCTTCCTGCATCTTGACTTTATCTTCTGCAGACTTGAGTTCATATCCACACTCACGTTGTTGTTCCAGAATTGCACGAATCCTATCTTTCAGGAGAACATTCATCGTAGAGAAGATTTGAATATCAAGAATATCTTCAATAACCTCTCTACGATATGCAGGAGTTAACTGCATAAAAGGAACAAATGTAGACGAACCAAGAATAACAACCTGAGTAAAACTCTTGAAGTTCATCTTCAGAACATTTTGCTCCAACCACTTCTGCTGATCTGAGGATGCGGCAACTTGATCAACTAAAACATCATTTCGATAAATCTCAAATTTATTTGGTTTGATACCTCGATGAACATTCCAAACAACTCCACCAATAGTGAATTCAATTTCGACAACACAATCCTTTTCGTTAATTGAATTGACCAGTTGTGGTTTATTGATTTTACGAAATGGTTTGTTGAATAAAACAAACGTCAAAGCATCAAGCAAAGTTGATTTGCCAGCACCATTAGATCCTTGGATCAAAGTCGAAGGATTTGTATCTAGTTCTAGTTGAGTAAATTGATTTCCAGTAGAGAGGAAGTTCTTCCAACGAATAGTGTTAAAAGTAATCATTTGGGGGGAATCACAATGTCATTTGGTTCTACGTAGCAATAATTATACCCGTAAACAGAGCAGTTTTGAGCTATTGTTTCAGCATCAACTTCGGTTACTTCTAAAGTATCATCAAAATCTTCAGCTTCCAATAACCCGTGGTATCTAACAGCATCATCTTCATCTTCAAAAATAGTGACAGTTTTTAATCCGTCTTTATTTTTGACAGCATAAACTCCACCATGTTGTTTTGAAATTAAGACGTACATTAGACCTCACATGCTTCTAGGTACAGCGACTTAACAGTATTCTTAATAGATTCTTTACTTACACTACATTCCACTTCATCTATATATTTGTCAAGTAGAGTGATAGTATCTTCGGTTTCAATGTCGTCCGAGATGTCACCCTCAAATTCCATCGAAAGATCTTCGATAATTTTTAAATCTGCTACTCCAGTATCATACAACATATTAACAGTTCTGTCAAATACTAGTTGATTTTCCTTCTTTTCCACAATCAGTTTGACATATTTACCTTTACATTCAGAAACATCAATATCATCATCTTTATAATAAATTTTTTCAAACATAGTATAAGGATTACGATAGAACTTAAGATCTAAAGTTTCGGTATCTAAGATATGAAATCCACGGGGGGATTGATAATCATTCCAGTATAACTCATATGGATTTCCAAGATAATGAACATTATTCTTATTTGTTTTGCAATGAAAGTGCCCAGAAAGAACTTTATCAAATTTTTTAAATGGATTCATATCAATTCCATGATCCATTACAATTCCAGGAACAACCTCAAAACCATTAAATTCAAGATGACCCACGCAGAGAGGTGACACAGATTTTTCCAAAAGTTCGTAAGTTCTGGATCTATTTTCATCACATATCCAAGGGATCCCAAGTACAGACAAAGAACCAAGAGTGAATTCAGTAGGACTATCCACAACCGAAATGTTCCCATATTCTCCCAAGATGAGAGATGGGGCATTAACTCGTAAAGTGTTTTTGTAGTAGATATCATGATTGCCTACCAACATAGTCATCGATACCCCCATTTCTAATAGGGGGTCAAACCACATTTCTTTTGCTGCTTCAAGCGAATTGAAATTTACTGATTTACGACGGTCAAATGTATCACCTAGACATAGTACTTGGTTTATTCCAAATTTTTTGATGAATGGAATAACAACATTCCCATAGAATTTTTTATAGTAATCAATGTATACTAAGGAGTCATTACGAACACCAAAGTGTTGATCGGTAATCACAAGAACTTTCATAATTAATATCTAGAACTGTATTGAATGT